TCACCGCTTCTCTTTGGTGAGATCGAACATTGTATCCGTCAGCCATTTCCGAAACGACTCGTTGTCCTGGAACTGTTTGAAAAGCTGGGCGTCGTCTTTGAACATGGCGGTGATCACCCGCAGCCATGCTTTGTCGCCCTTGCTTTCGAGAATGCGCTGGAAGTTGGCCGGTGGCGGCAGATGGGTCCACAACGGGTTCCAGACCGGCAGCACGGGTGCGGGCGGTTGCCGCCGATTTCGAGCAGGCGAATCCGATGATTCGACGTCGAGGCCTCCACGTCTTGATACCTTGAAAAATCAGTTTAGTCCTGATTTTCAACGTAATACTTTTCCTCTTCGAACAACATCCCGCCGTCGGAAATGAAGGCGGGCCGCTCCCCTGTAAGCCGGATTCTGTCAATCCTGAGGCCATTCCCTCAGGTGGACGATCATTTCTCTAACCTGCCGTTGCCAGCAGGTTCCCCGGTTTCCCGAGGGGCGACTAATACCCGGGGATCCAACGGGCGGGCAGCCCTTCCCCTGTTCTGTCTTGCACCGCGCGGGGTTTGCCGTGCCACCGTCGTTGCCTCCGGCGCGGTGGGCTCTTACCTCACCAACGTTCCCGGGGAAATCAATTCTCCACGTCCCACATCGATTTTTACACCCGTTTTACACCACTCCTGCAGAGGCGCTTCAGATCTTGTTCAGGTAGGCAGAGAGGGTAAGGTTTCTCTCCTCGTTCTTTTGAGGGACTGTTCCCGAGATCACCGTTACGGAAGAGGCCAACGCAGAAGCGTGCACCTCTGGGGGAGGTGCACGCTTTCATTTTCGAGATTCTGATCCTTCGTCATCGGGGGCTGAGAAGAGTCGAATTTGCGGGGGGAACTCGAAACGACGCTTGGGGGAGCGCCGCTCGACAAGGGGAGACTCCGATATTCTTCCCCAATGCGCTATGCCGAGATCGGGTGCCCGCATTTGGGGGGCCTCATCACTATGCCCGCGGATAAGGAGCACTCGGAGGCGTGAAGCTGTCGTCCGTCGTGTAGCGCGCGACGCCTTTCGTCACTCGCAATTCGTCAATCACTCCAATGAAGTCGTTGTTGTTGTCCTCCCCACCCAGGCGGACAGGGCTGCTGCCGTAGCCGACGTTGATGGCGCCCCACCCTGTATCCGACTTCACGAAAACGCCGTCGACGAACATCCGGATGGTGTCGCCCGCACGGCAAACTGCGATGTGGACGAAATCGCCGGTACCCACAGTCACCCCAGTTGACGAGATGATCTTCGAGCCGGTATCCCGTGCAAAAAAGCTCACGACCGCCGGCAATCCTGAACCCGCAGAGTAGGCAGCGACCTGAATATTGAATTCCCCTGCCGTCGGGGAACTCTGATTCCCATTGAAGCTACCGAAAATCGTGATCGCATAGGTGTTTGAGGCCGTGTTTCCGATCTTGGCGTAGAGCTCGATTGTAAAGTCCCCAGTCCCAAAATCGCACCCGCATGCTGAGGCGGTGCCTAGAACGACAGTTTCGGACCCGGTATTTCCATTGCCTCCCGACGAACCAAACAGCAACGCTCCACTCCCAACGATCGCATCAGCACCACTTATCGAGATTGCTGATCCTGTCCATGTCCAGCTACCACCAGTGGGGGCAGAGTTCACTACAGCACTTCCCCCTGGGCTGTCGAAACCGAGAAGCAAGGTCACATTGGCAAAATAAGGATCAGGTTCGACCGTGGAAGCGGTCCCACCGAAAAAACCACAAGGAAAGAGGATCATTGGAAGTCGAGGGCTGAAACGAGGTAAAGGCTGCCATCGCCAAAACTCAGGAAGGTCAGCACGTCGACCGAACCTGCGGCCGTCGAGAGCACCGGAGCGGTGCCGCCGGGAAACTTGAAGTTCGCGCCGTAGCTCAGCGTTCGGGTGCCGGTGCCATCCTGAATGACTCGCAGCACGTAGGAACCTGCGGCCACGTTCGTCGGATTCTCCAACGCGCGGTTCCCGGCCAAGGTGACAGACGCCATGTTCCCATTCGCGCAGTCCCAAGGGATGTTCGCGCCGTCCGTCAACGTGACGACACCAAAGCCGACTCTCGCCGAAAAGGTCTGCTTGCCGGTCAGGGTGTTGTCCTGCTCTTTCGCAGCCGCTTTGAGCGCCTCACGGAGGGGTCCCACGGTTGCCTCGTCTGCTCCATTGATTTCGATTGGCATGGTGATTCAGGGGGAAGGGTTAATCTTCAGTGAAGGAGATGGGTGAGCCGCTGTAGACCACGGCCTCGCCGCCGAAAATCAGCTCGAACTCACCTGCAGACGGGATCTCGAGTTCTGGATCGGGTGGAGGATTCTCTCCCGGATCCCCGCTAACAGAATCCACCAGCCACACGATGTTGTCGTTGCCCGACGCTCTGAACCGATTGACGAGATCCCGATAGGCGTGGCGTAGCGGCGACCCGAGTCGATAGGTCTTCTTCCCCGTCGCGATCGAATAGCTGTAGCCGCTGATCAGCGCCCTCATGTTCGCCGTCTCGGGGCGGAATCCGGCAATGTTCATTGCACTACCGAGAGGATGGCCGCTCGGCGGATCGGCATCCTGAACCGCGGAAACAGTCCCCTCCCACGGCAACCAGTTCTGAGTCGACAGCAGATTGTCTGCGAGGCCCTCCGGAGGATTGACGAATGCGTAGTCTTCGGGACGGATCAAGGTGGTGTCCGCAGGCCAGGACGTCTTCACCGCAATCGCACGGCCTGAGACCAGCTTCCAGTCGTACCGGTAGTGGTTCCCGCCGTAGATGGTTGCAAAGGTGTCGGCACCGAGTAGCTCGGCCCACTCTGGCCTCTCAGGCGTCGCATCGGGATCGATGCGTTTGCTGTAGGCGATCGCAGACACAACCACCTCCTTGTATTCGATCCCAGCCTGCGCCCACCAATCCTGAGCATCCCCCTTGGTGAGGAAATGAGTGAAGCTCGCCGGAACTACCCCTCCATCGGTGTCCGTCATTCGGACCGAGTAGGCATAGAGCTTTCTCAGGGAGTTCGCCGGATCTGGGCCCAAATACTTGATGCCAGGAACATTGATGTGGATCGCTCCCAGCTGCTCATAGAATGGTCCCACACCGGGATTCGCAGCGGAGGTCGCCGCAAAAATTGGCTCTATTAGCCTGAGGAGTTCGCCTCCGTTCCCAGAAAACGGCAACGATCTCACCACCACCGAGTCGGTGAAATCCTGAGGCAACCAGGTATCAATCTCGGGGCCTGAGACGAGGTTGAGCTGACGTTTCGGTAGGGCGCTCGTCACCACGCCTGCCGTTGCTGTCGTCCAGGTAGTCGCCCGCTTGTTGTCCACCGTCGTCCGAGTGGCAGCGAGCACCTCCACCTGCTCCAGCTCGAGATCGAGGCGGGGTCTGATGCGAATCAAAGGGACCACCGTTTGACCAGGGGTGATCGTCAATGTCGCGGCCGCCGGCCGCCGCTGCATGCACAACGCGGGATACCCCTCCACTGTGTAGTCGAAATAGACGATACCATCGGCAACCCAGCGCATCACCTCAGAGATTGCCTCACTGATCGGGATGTTCCTCAGGCTGAGGCGAGGGCAGGTGAAAACACTGGCGATCGACCCTTCCCGAATTGGGCACCCGAGAGCGACCGCACGGGCGATGAGTGCAATCAGCCAGGTCCTCGGAGAGGCGGTCGCCAGCACGAACTGTGTACGCTCGGATTCGGAGTCTGTTTGATCTTCGACCTCACTGGATAGCGGTGTCTTAGAAAGCCACCACCACGGACCCTCGACTACGATGTTCGCGTAGGCGTTCTCGCCATCGAAATCAATCTCGCGCGTGGTCACCCATCCATCAAATTGCCGCACGTCGTCCCGCCACAGGCTGATCTTCTGCCCGAGATCGGGCACGAGGATCGTCGCGGATACCGGGTCATCGAGCCAAATTCTCCACGCCAGCCGATCGGAAGCGAGACTCTGATATTCCGGCTCAACTCCCTCGGCCTGCACGTCCGCGAGACTCCGCGCCGTCTCGTCGACCGCCTTCCCTGCTTCGCCCTTGATCGTCCAGGTTGCCATCGGTTACGGGTTGGGGTTGCGGGCTGACTGCTCTAGAGCCTCTATCCGACGTGTAAGACTCGAAGTCGCTCGCTCCATACTGCGATGGGCGGTGCCAATAGCATTCTCGGCTGCTCCAAGCGCGTCCACAGCAGCGCGATATGCTGCAACCTGATTTGCATCACGGTCGCCAATCTGGCTGCTGAGCTGCTGGATCAATTGAAGGAGTTGATCGCTTTCGCCAGCCTGAAAGCCATTTCGCAGGATCTCATTGATCTTGTCCTGTGCTTCCTTTGCCACAGGACTATTCGCCCCGTCGACCAGGCCACTGACTATTTTATCAATCTCACGAGCGATGAGCTCCCCGCTCATTTGCTCCACCTCTGAAATCCCTGCATTCGCCACATTAGCGTTCTTTGTGGCCACCTCATTGACCTGCTGGCTACGTCGCAAATCAACTGCATCATCCGCCGCATTTTGTGCACGGTCCACGGCAATGGAAGCCTGCCGAAGATCTTCCACGGCTTTGGACAGGTTCTCCGCCGCTTTGGTCTCAGTCTCTGACGCCAAAGTTGCATCCTCCATCTGCTTCTGCAGCGTCGGGATGAGAGACTTAATCTCAGAGAGCAACGGTTGATCACTAAGCTCAACACCGGTCCCCTTTAGTCTGCCCACAACGTCCGCAAAAACCGAGTTGTAACTGTCTACCTGCGCCTTGCTTGGTGCCGCAGGCCCAACCGCACCCACATAGGTTGCTGGAACCGATAGGTTGGTAATGTCTTCCACTAAATGCGAAAGAGCCTCTGCCTGAGCCTTCGCGATCTGAGCGTCTTCAAGGGCCTGCCTTGCATTGTTCTTTTTAGCCACGGCTGCTGCTGCCTCTGCTTCGAACCTCTCAACGTCGAGCCGACCAACTCTCTCAAGACGGGCGATCTCCCTTTCAGCAAATCGCTCCCGCAGAGCTGACACCCTTGCGGATGCTTCGTCTTGACTGATCAGGCCCGTAGCAGCCTGCCGTTCTAACTCCCCAACGGCAAACTCGGTTCTATTCTTGTCCAGCTTTCCTGCCTGCTCCTCAAATTCCTGGCGCTTCTGAATGTTACGCTGAATTGCCTCCGTCTGGATATCGATCGCCGTGCTCTCTGCCTGAAACACACCAACCGTGCTGTCGTTCGAAATCTTCTTCCACGTTTCATCCAGCTGCTCCCACCTCTCTTGGATGCCTTCAATCGAGTCTCCAGCTTCTTCTGCACCATCCTTCGCTCGGCTCATTGCACCATAGATCGCAGCTCCAATTGCGAGTGCGGCCCCCGCAAGGGCTCCTCCCGGACCCAGAAAACCCAGCAGCTGCGATCCCTGCTGTGCAAACGCTGTCATCGCATTTGTGCCCATGCCCACCTGCACCGCAAAGTCTCCAACCTGATAGCCTGCTTGTTGGGCAAGCGCTCCAAAATTTCGGACGCCCCCTGCCCCGCTGCTACTTGTAATCGTTGCTCCTAGACGCCGAGCTTCCGTAGCCGCGTCAGCAAGCGCCGTCTCAGCTGCACGGACTCGAGGCACCATATCGAGAAACTCCTGAGACCCGACATCCAGCTTCATCAGCTCTCGCTGCAGCTGGACGACCTCCTGCTCAAGCGCGTCAATTGATCTCGCCGCCTGAGAAGATTCCTCGGGAATACTCTCAATCTCCTTCGTCTGATTCCGATAGCTAGCAGCAATCCTTTCGACTTCGGCCACCTCCCGCTCAGCAGCTGTGAGGAATTGCGCTCGATGAGCATTTCGCTCCTGCTCGGTCTTTTCGACAACCTCCAACGACCTGTTGAGTTCGTCCACTGCCTCTTTGGCGCTCGCCGCTCCTTTGGTGTCGGCCGTCGTCTTGATGCCGATCTTGAAATCTTTGTCGTTTGCCATCAGTCAGCCTCGGTAAATGTTGGTCGAGGATCCGCGACGAAGGTCCACTGCTCCCACGTCGTTGCTCGTCCGTAGAACGGAAGTCCCGGCGTCACGCCGGCGCAGACGGCCGGGCCAAAAACCCACCTTGAGCCGTCCTCAAAGGAGAGCTGCAACACGCCGGCGGCTCCGATGGGAAGGCCGCTTTCACCGACGTCGAGGTGTCGCGCCTGCTGCGTCTCACGATCGGCGTGCTCAACCTCAACTCCCAGCGTGATACGCGCAGTCGCCCCGCCAAGAGGTTTGAAAAATCCCCACATCGCGAGGACGCCGCTCGCCTCAAACATCCTCTGCGAAGCAATCGCCTTCGGAGCACCAACGATCCAACCACCGGCGGCTACGAATTCATATTCGTCCCCATCGATCGCAAATGCCCACTGTGCTGCTGATTCCAAAATCATGCGTCGACCATGGGTGAGGCGGTTCCCCCAGATATCGTCTTCGGAGCACCGGTCGGGTATCTCTGCGAATCCCTCTCTTCATCGGTTCCTTCGACTCCGGCTCCTAGAAGGGTGAACAACACCATCCCTGCCCGTGCAGTGGTAGTATTGGAGCTGCCTCCTGCGTATGTCTTGCTCGCACGATTCGCGATTACCACCTGATGGCTGTCGATGATCTCACCATCCTTCCGCAGTTCAACCGTGACTCCAACGTCAACAGTGCAGGTGCAATTCGATCCCTCCGGACCGCCGTTCGCGTAGCTATTGCCAGAGGCGATCACGAGAGGATCGAGGACAGGAGGGGTATTAGTGGAATACCACCAGTTTTGATAGATCACGAACGACAGGCTCCGCGCCCCTGTTACCTGTCCATCCCCGTTGGCATCCAGGGATCCTAGGCTTTGCCACGCCCCGCCCTGAACCCGATAGGAATAGGCACCGCCTGAGCAGCCCACGAAGTGGATCTTATACGCTCCCGTCACGGTATGAGTGCCACTTTGCCCTCCTCCGCTCACTTCGTAGGTCTCCACCGGAGGCTCGTCATGGTCTGCATCCACTTCAAGGGACTGGCCACCCGCTCCCCCATTACCCGTTCCGCCTACTGTGTAGACCCCGTCATTGATTCCAGCGACACCGGTGATTTGGACCTTGTCTCCAGGATTATAGTCGTTTCCTCCCGGTCCACTGCCGCTAGGAATCTCAATAGTGATGGTTCCATTCGGAGTCTCGTCAGTCGGTGGATTGTAGTAGCCGCCAATAATCGTGACTCCATCGCCCGCTTGCACGAGGCCAATACCGATGCGGAAATCCCATGTGTGCTGAGTGCGCTGAAATTCGATCACCTGATGGTCCGACGTTTCCAGCGCAGCTCGAAACCATCTCGCCGCGCCTTCTCGCGGCATGACTTTGAGGAGCTTCTTTGCTCCCCATGGATCAGCTGCGATGGCGCTGCACCAGCCATGCAGGACCTCGGCACTGCTTCCGTGCTCGGTCACTTTCCCGATCTTCAATCGCTTGATCCGGTTTCCACCTCCCGCTGGCTTGCCAGTCGGCGCGAGATCGAAGCGACCGACAGTCACAGTTTGGGCAAGCGACTGCGCGAGTTCCTCTGGCATCAAATCGCCAAAATCCAGGATCACCCATGGTGACTCACCATCGGGATCCCAGACCACTCGCCAGTCACTCTCGCGCATCAGACCGCCGCGGGGAAAGTCACTCCATCAAGCTCTGCCTCACCACTGCTGATATACTCAATCTGGTAGGTAGGCATACCGCTCTCATTCTTCCACTCGGGCACGTCGCCGAGGCGAAGGCGAACCCAGAGCTCGAAGGTGCAAAGCTCGGTGCCGTCTTCCTTGATGGCCTTGATCTTCATCCAGCCGTCCAGATGACGAAACGACTTCTCAAAGGGCTTTTGAGTCGTCCCAGGGGTCGGCGCCGTCGCGAGACCGAAAGCGAGCTGGTGAACGATCTCGTTGTATTCGAGCGTTTGGAAGGTGAACTCGTCGCGGATGACCCACTCGCGCTTGCGCTCAAAGTATCCACCTTCTGGCCGGGAGGCCTCGCGGGTTTCTTCCTTCTTCGCGGGAGCATGCTGAACGCGGTTGATCGAGCCCAAGGAATAGCCGTCGTAATCAGTCAGGTCGGCAGGCTTGGAGTCGATGGCCACGGCTTCTGCCGGATCGCCCACCTCGGTTCCAGCGGGAACAAAGTGGATGAGGGCGCCAATGAGGAGTTCTTCGGTGAGTGGAAACATCAGATGAGGGTGTTATGAGTTGAGGATGCGAATCTTCTTTTCGGCGGCAAGCTGCCTGGCCTTATCGGCGTCGAGAGTGATGCGAGCGCCTTTGCCTTTGTGGTGGCCTCTGATTTGAGTGCGGGCCACCAGAACGACAGCCTTCACGGATTTCGCCTCCTGAAGCTTCGGCTCGGGTTCGGGTTCGGGTGTGGTCTTCATGATTATTCAAATGAAAGGGTGACGCCTTGAGAGGGCAGAAGGACACGCATCTGCCAAACGGCGTGACCTTCGAGCCGCGCAGGGAAAAACTCAGGGACGACGAGGAATTGCTTTGTTTGAGAACTCGGAAGATTCGCTGGTTCGAAACCGTGGATCGCGGCCACCATTGACTCGATGACTTCGTCGGCTGCCGTGCTATCCTCGTCCTGTAGCAGAGCTGGCGCGTAGAGCGTCACGAGATAGGAAAGAACGAATCGAGGCTTTCGGAAGTTCTCGGAGCCATTGCGGCCCCTTTGCGGCGAAACCACGCAATAGATCTCTGAACCCTTTCCAATTGCGGCGTCGATCATGGACGCCAGGTTGTTTTGCCTCTCAACCATGCACGCGTCAGCGAGCTCGGGAATCTTGTCCCGAAGCTGATTCTTAATCGCCGAAGCAGTGGAATAGATGCACGTGCTCATCGTCAGAAATTGAGTTTACGGTCACCACCCCAACAGACACTCGAAGGACGGCTTGAAGTGCTCTCGTGAGGGTCGACGAACATTTCCCCTGGTTGATTCGGGATCGAGTCGATGAACTTGCGTGCATCGCGGTACTCGTCCCGACGCGGATCGATCTCGCCGATGTCCAGCGGGACTTGAGTGATCATGGAATGCCGCGCAATGATGGCGGCAGCGGAAATGCATGAGTCTGGCAAGGTGCCATCCGGACCCAACCCAGCGACATCTGGATTGGCTCTGATCTTGCCGCGGATCTCATTGCAAACCTGCGAAACTATTTCGGTGATTCGCGCCTCCGCATCTTCGCCGTCAGCCTTCGACTGGTTGACATAGTGATTCAGCTCTCGTGCTGAGAGCCTCAATTTTACTTGAGCGGGTGTGAATTCAATCCAGGCCATGGCTTTCAAAAACAAGCCCCCACCCGCAGGTTCGGGCGGGGGCCATCATGCTTTGGGTGGTGTGGAATTATTTCTCGGACTCCGATTCTATCGGGTCGGGCGGGTTGTCTTCGCCGCTCTCAGCGCCATTCGGTTTGGAGTCATCAGAGTCCCCGTCCTCCTTCTTTCGGGCCTGCTTCTTGGCCCGCTTTTTGGCGGAAGGTTCATCGTCGTCCGATGGGGATTCGGCCTCCTTCTGCTCAGGCTCGTCGACTGCATCGACCTGTCCAAACCGTCTCCAGGCGATAATCTGCGAACTCCCGGGATGGGCGGTGATTTGCTTTCCCTGCGGAATTCGCTTTCCGTTCAGGAGAACCCCGTTCGGATCTTTCACGATGAATTTCATGATGATCAGCCGAGGACGTTGGAAAGGTGGTAACCGCAAGCAGCCGCCGCGATCTTCTCGTCGACGTCGTGCTTGAGCTGATGGATGAGCGCGGGCGGGTTGTTTTCGCGGTAGCTCATGACCGCGATCTCGCCTCCCTTTGCTCCTGTGTAACCAGACCATGCAAAGGTCCGACCGAAAGACGGGCTCTCAAGATCCAGCGTTGCTGACACATGCGCCAGCACCACCGAGTCTCCCCATACTTTTGCCACGCTGATGGCTTGGCCTTCGGCGGCGGCATTTTTCACCGTGCCTGCGACCACGACACGATCCACCTGGAGGATTGCAGCAAGGATCTGCGCAGTGATGTTCCCACCTTGGGTGTATTTGTATTTGTCCCGAATCTGATCGAGTTCAATCAGGATGTTGAACACGTCACGAGGGATGATCGCCACGTTCGGGTCGAGACCGCAGTTGTCGTGAATCACTTCGCGTGCGGCTTTGATGTCGCCAATAGGATCGCCTCCAGCGGCATCCCACTTCGTGCCGGGAGAGGAACTCGGCACGCCTCCACCGGTGGCCAGATCATGGCAGCGCTGTTCCTTGTTGAGCAGCAGAATGCGAGTGCCCCGCTGCACCTTGCCCCGGTCGGCGTCAAGAGCACTTGCGTAGATCGCTTTCTGCCGGTCATCGAGTGGCAGCTCGATACCGTAGTCACGAGTGGCAAAAGTATCTTCGTCGAGTGTCAGGTCGGCACGCTCATACGGCGCACCAGCAGCTCGAGGCTTGACGGCAGGAACGGTCAGCAGGTTGTCCCTTAGCCACACTGGAAAGCGAGCTGCCTGCACGGCGGCGGGGAAGACGGGGAACAACGCTCCCGCTGCATATTCCGCCTCATTGACGGCGTATTCCGAAGCGGTGCGAGTGAGGACGTGATTAAAAATTGCGGTCGATTTCATGAAGCTTCAAGGATGAGGTTTTAGGGGACAATGACCGGCTCGATGACATCAATGATCTCAACGACGTCATCTTCCGCACTGTTGCCCATGGCGGTCTTCCGACCGAATGTGCGATAGGAGCCTGCGACGGCGGGCTGGGTGATTACCTTGGCACCGGCGCCCCAAATCACGCGGGCATCCTTGGCAATCACTCCGCCGGCCTTGACCTTCACTGTTCCGCCCTTGCCGAGCAGCCGCACTGCGACCTCGCGAGATTCCATGCTGGTGCGCTGATGCAGGACGCCGATAGCGGCATCACCTGAGGTGGCGAGTTTGACGGTGTTGTCGGCGTTGCCGAGCATCACGAGGAAGCCTTCCTTGTCGACGAGATCGCCAAGCGTCTCCTCCTGGAAGCTCTTGTAGGGTCCTTCAGAGTAAGTATCCATGATGATTGAGAGAATGAAGGGGAAGAGTTAGTTCTGGGTATCGAACTGCTTGCAGTAATCCTCGTAGAGTCGCGGGTTCGAGGCGGCGACTTGTGCGTAAGCCTCATCCAAACTCGTAGCCTGTTTGGCCGAGATCAGCGCTTCAGCCCTCTTCTCAAACTCGCTCACGGAACTGCGCCCATCGCCGGCAGCAATCTTGAGCGCTGGCGTCTCAATGTCATCGGCACCATGGGTCGCCGGAATTGCATTGAGAGCGGCAACCGCAGTTTCCCCACCGTTCTCGATCGTGTTTCGCCAGAAGCTCTTAGTCGCTTCGTCTTTCGGCGCGATGCGACCTGCCTTCACCGCATCTTCGACAGCAGTCTCAGCTCGTTTCGCTTTAGCCTTCTTGTCTGCTTCCTCCATGTCGGAGAGGCGCTTCTTGAGATCCGCGTTTTCTTTGTCAGATGCGGCCAGCTTCGCCTCCACATCCTTCAGCTTTTCACTGTCGGATCGCATGGCGGAGATTCGGGTTCGAGCGAGGGTCTCGGCGGTTTCGAGCGCGGCCTCTTTCTCGGAAAGCAGGCCACAGGTGGCGAGGATGAGGGCAGTAGCCATGGGGTCAGGTTGGTTTGATTTGAAGTGGTGCTCGGCGTTGGCCGCGGCAATACGAGGGATTTCGCGGAAGGCGGGATCATTCACCAGCCCACCCAGTGGTCCCCGCTTTGGGAGGCCCGTTGGCTCACCTGTTTCTTGGTTGAGGAGGAACTCGGGCGAGAAGTATGAGAAATCCCGTCCCTCGACCGCACGGCGACCACTGTCCGTCCAGTCGACGGCCGCAATCACGCCGCGGCCCACCTCATATCGAAAGCCAGTCGGAATAGCTGAGGCGGCACCGTTCTTGTGCTCGAAGTCAAAGATCGGACGAACATTCTCACGCTGGCGCTCCGCAAGGTCCTGCTGAAGCTTCGCCGCGATGGAAGGGCCACGATCCGGAGAGACTTTCACAGTCAGCCTGCCAGCCTTGCCGTTTACGAGAGGCGTGATGGTGTGAGTGCCCTCGGGGAAATAGACAATCTCGGCCGGCGCTGAATTCCCGTCGGGGAGCGCCATCGCGAAGGCGGTGACATGAGTGATCATGCCAAAATGGAACAGTCCCCCTTCTTACTCTCCCAGCCGTCGCGATGGTCCCCACCATCAGAAGGGAATGCCACCGCTCAAAATCTCCGCTGCGACAGGTTCGAGAGCCCCATCACCGGTTCGCCTCGGGAGGAGGAGCCAAGCCAAGGTCTCCCATCCCTGCAATCATGTATTCAACTTGATCCGCCGTCATTCCTGCGGCCATCAGTCGAGGGCGCGCCTCCTCGAGAGAGATTTCACTCCTCATCAACTCGTCGATGATCTCGTTCAGTTTCTCTTCGTCGCGTTCCATATCATTCAAATGGGATTCGGAGCCATCCACGGCGGGCAAACAATCTCCGCAGCTCCTCACGGATAGGCTCAAAGTCTGAATCTGTCCACTGCGTCGCCCCTTGGCGGCGTCCCTCAATGGCCGCCTGTTCGGCCCGAAGCGCCTTAAGCATTCCTTCATCCCCCGATTCAATGGCAATCCACTGGGCGTAAGCCCGTGCAAACAACTCGTGAGGTTCGCAGGCGTATTCTCGATAGCGAGATGGAAGGTTAGGGTCGACGCTCAGAGCCTTGTAAGCCTCCGAAGCCTCCACAGCCTGCCGGAAACCCGCGAATTCGTCTCCGAAACTTCCCCATGTTCCAAGTGCTGGGGCATACGGAGGAGGATTAAAGTTGGGAGGTGGTTTGATGGGAGACGGGTCCCCTTTTCCATTCCAGAAGGCCCAGTGGTCAAGATAGTGGCCCGTTTCGTGAGCAATCGTCAGACCGCGATCAGGGGTTTCCGGGATGGGTGGAGTGATGCGGATCTTCGGGGAGTCGAAGGGATTGAAGTCACCTCTCGTTCCTCCCGGCGCTCCGGGTCTCCGCTCATAGGAGCACACCGCAGCGGCAGAGTCTTTGAACTCCACACCGTGCACTCGATCGATGGCCTCAAGAGCCCGCCGAATCTGCTGCCCCATCTCCCCTCTCACCCGAACACTGGCATTGGAGCTGATGTCGACTCCTGAGACCCCTTCGGCCGTTTGCGGATTCGCTGCGACCTCGGGCTTGATCTTCATCTCGTCGCCTTCCCGGTTGGCGATCTGCCGCAATCTCTGCGCAAGCCTTCTCCGTAACTCGGGATCGAGCTTCCCAACCTCAGCCCGCAATCCTTCGTTGAATCCCGGTGTCTTGGGCGCCGGTTCGTTCACTTTCAGGCCGAGTCTTTCTGCTTCTTCGCGCCTGACATCTTGCTGACCCATGCCTGAATGAAATCCGTAGGGCTCCCACGGGACCCCGAATCCTCCGATCAGCGGATCATTGTGCCACTTCGCCCAGAAGTCGAAATCGGTTTTGAGGCGTACGTCTCCCTCTCCTGCAGCATGACGGAGCCGAGGTTCCTTCACCCCGCGGACCCTGACGAATCGAGCCGCAGGAAAGGCGCGGCGGACCGCTGGCGACATGCTTTGACGCCATTTCCCATACCCAAATGCCTGCCGGATGTTCGTGTCGAAAATCAACTTGAGCCGGGCAGCTGAGCGAAGGTCCGTCACGTCGTTGCGATTCACTTCCCCGAATCCCCCCTTGGCCATTCCCTCCTTCAGCATGAATTCCCGGATCTTCTTCACGAAGTCCGCCCTTGATCCGACTTTGAGTGCTTTCCGTTTCACTCCGTCCGGACCGACGACCTCCTCCGTAGCTTGAGTCAGGAAGTCCAGGAGCAGCTGGCGGGTACGTTCAGCGAAGCGGGCATCTTCGATGCCTGCCGACCAGATAGCACGCACCCGCACAGCAGCGCGCTGGTTCCCCCACTCGGCCGAGTCCCAAAGTTCTCCTCGCGGAACCTTCTTCTCGATGAAGCCCAGCGTCTCCATAAATGGCTTGGGTCGGGTAATCATGGCATGTCAACGATCGTTGCGAGTTCCTCAAGCCAACCGCGCCGAAAGGCTTCAATGAGGTCTTCTTCCGGGGGCAATGCACCCAGCCAAGGGTCCTGAGTAATGCCCCGGCTCAGCAGGTAGACTGCGCGAACTGTGGACCGCGCCGCCAATCCTGCATTGCGACCGTTCCTTTTTCGGATTCGCGTAGGAGTAAGAACTGAGAAATCCCCTTCGTTCTCAACCCTCTCGAAGAGAGCCATTTTCCCGGGAATCATGAACAATCGGCTGCTGAAATCCCTCGAGTAATCGATCGCCCGACGACCATGGGCCTCGGGCACAATGGGAATGGTGAGGAATTTTACCCTCTTCGGTGTGATAGGTCCGCCCTTTACCTTGTGGCGGTAGAGTGGCGCGCCATTAGCGATGATTGCGCCAGTCGCATCGGAGGAAGCGACATGCCAGGCAACAGCGATGTCCTCGCCGAAGCCCGTCGACTCGCGGCCTGGCCCATGTGTGCCAAGGCTGGGATTGTCCCATTTACGATCCTGAGCAAAAGCGAGGTGATAGTCCCGGGCTGCAAGAACCGCCGATTGGGCTGCCACCTGATTGAGTTCGGTCGCCTCGGAACCAGTCATCGCTCCGATCAGGCGCTTAAGCTCCGCATCCAGCTCGTGGATTCCCTCGAAGTTGACCTCAATGTGGATCACGGCTTAAAGCGATAGGTCGAGCCCTCCAGCATTGCCGCGGCCATTGAGTCTTCGAGAGCGTCGCTCAGCGCCTCTGTGTCGAGGCGATCAAATAGCTCCGGCATCTCTCCCTGAGCTTTCTCGACGGCCTCAATCAGATCCTCATCGCTGACGTTACCAGACTCAGCCAGAGCAGCGAGACGTGCGAAGAACGGCTGCACATTGCCGAGCCATTCGGCGGACACTCCCGTTAAGTTCTCAAGCATCGAATCGACGATCTTCTCAAGGCCATCTTCTGGAGGCGGCGTTTCCTGCTTCGCTGCAATTTTCGTGCTCGGCATCCGGTGCAGGAGCATCAATGCCCTCATGGCAGGCACTCCAAGCATCTGCGACTCAATCTGAGCTTCGGGATCCAGCTCAAGTTGGGCGAGCCAGCGGTGATGTCCATCGATCACGTAACCGTCGCTCGACGTGAGAATCGATCCTCCTTTCAACGTCCCGTCAGACATCGCTTGCTTGATCGCATCGACCTTATCCCGTCGGAAATTCTTCTGCGATGGTTTCAGGTCCCCTGCTCTGGGAAGAGTCAGCGAAGCATCGACACCCCGAGCACGAAGGAATTGGACCAACGCTGATCGGTTGCGATTGGTGGTTTGGGGCATCTCCGACCGTGGCACTCCCAGGCTATCCTCGAACTCCTCCCATACCTCCTCTGCCGCTCTTTTCGCTGCGGCCCGGGCAGTTAAATCGGGAGCACCAGACGGAGGAGTGTTCGCCACAGGGGCAGCACCTGCTGCGGGACCTCCTTGCTCACGACTACCACCAGCAATGAAGGTATCGGAGACGTCTTTCGGCTTCTCGATTCCGTATCGCTCCCGAATAGCCGACTCCGACCACTCCAGGCCGGGAAAGGCACGGACGATGATCTCGTCACGCTCCGCCATCGCTTTCTCGTCCTTGTTGTCGGGCCAATCGGGATAGATTTCAGGAGCCTCTTCGTGGGAACCGTAGTTGAGACGGAGAATGTGCCGCCCGAGCTGTCGGGTGAGAATCCCGCCGATGAAGTCGCAAACTCCCTCAATGACATCCTGCCGGATGTTCTGGTGCACCATCCCGAGCGACCGGTTGCCGTTCTCGCCGGTATCCGTGGTGAGAGTTTGCCCAAGAATGAATGCATCGCACTGCCGGTCAGCCAGCTCGATCAACTCCTTCTGTGGGATCTGGCTTGCGCCCTTCATCACGTCGAGCGGCTTCAACTCCATCCCGCTGGGTCCCACTCCGTAGCCATTCGCGGCCATCTCAGCCAGCATTTGGCAAACCGGGTCTCGATCCGGGTCCGACTGATAAGTTGCCCACATGTAGGGCGTGCCGAACTTCTGGGTGTATTGAAGGAACCACTTCAGGCCATACTGCGCAGCAAGCCAATATGTGGACAGCGCCCGAAGTGGTGCGGCAACCGTCGGGTGTCCGAGGTGCCCTCGCTTGATCGCTACCAAGAATCGGTTGCGGTATTTGCCTTCGTTGAACGGAACAAGATTGGTCCATCCCGTCAGGCCTCCCTCAGGATCGAGCATCAGTTGATCCTCGATGTCCCCGAAAGTGCCGGTAGAGGGGTAAGCGCAGAATCTCGCTGGCGTCAGAAAATAAGCCCGTGGGACGATCATCCCATCCTCCCGCTTCTTCCAGCGCACTTCGGAAACCCCGATACCTGTGAAATACTGCCAAGTGAGCCATTCAAAGAGATCCTCAATCGCACCTTCGCTTTTCTCCTCAAGGGGATCAGCTCTCCAAAGGATTCGCCGGAAGAAGGCCGCCTTCTCCTCAGCACTGGACGTCGGTTCAGTGTCCTCGTCCTCGGTCCAGGCCTTGATCTTCCATGGAGCCTTACGGGCTGCCCTTGCCAACTCGCTGATCGCCTTCTGCAGGTGTGGCCACCGGTCGGCCATCGTCGCAAAAAACAGGCTTGAGGCCTGAACGTCGCCATTGATCGCGCTATCGACAATCAGCGCAACGTCATCGGGCAGCATATCCCGCTGCATCCGCTCAAACGAGCGATCCCGGGGAGTTGGGGAAACGATGGGCCTGATGCCACCTCGCGGCGCCCGAGCAGAAGGCAATGCGATTGAAGTGTCAGCTGCGGTAACACGGACGATTTCGTCGCGACGCGGAGGAAGGCTTGATCCGACTGGATTCATCGCCCGTATTCAGAGCTCGAACCCAATCTTAGACGAAGCCGTTCAAGCGGTCCCCATGTCCGAGGAAAGACGGGTCACTTTTGAAAGCGGCTTTAAGACCAAACGTTCACCCCTTTTGGGTTGAATGGAAATTAGACATTTGCTCCTACTCCCGAATGAAAGTTTGTCGACTCAGGACGAACATTGAGCCAGGTCAAAATCCCGAAAATCTCCCAATGGAATCCATCTGTGATGAGTGCATTGAAGAAATGAGCACCGTCCTTATGCCAGGCGATGAGCCTCTCATTTTGAGCAGCCACGAATGGAACGACTCTTGTCCCGACATCTGTTTTATTTGCGACAAGACCAAGCAGGAAGAAGACAACGAATAGAATACTGCGCCCCGCCCAGATCACCTCTTCCCCGTTGAAATTGCGCACCTTACTTCCGATTTTCGCTTCTCCTTCTGAAGTCCAAGTATTGCAGCTCGTCAGGTAGGCCGGTTTTAGCCACCCTTGAGCCTTGCTGATCAAAGACCGCAGCAGAAACTGCTATTCGCCAAAATATATGAGTACCATTGGATCGTTCTACTTGCTCAGTGACAACAATCGCGCTGGGGTAGTCGAGGCGGCCATGTCGCAATCCAAGGCGCTTCGAAAAAAGCGATTCGGCTTCTTGCCGCCAAAGCTCCCTCTCCATCCAGACCCATTCTGGGCGTTCATTCGCTCAAATGCGCAAGAATTGGATGACTACCCGTATTCTGGGCACTTGCTCTTGGATGTCGAATTGATTGCCCCTGACACCCTCGCCTCAACGGACCAAATCGGGAAAGATCTCACCCGAATTGTAAAATCGACCTTCATTTCTTTTAGACCCGAAGATTCTGCACAGTCTACGGCGATATTGGAATCCGCCGATTTTTCTGAGTCCTCAATTAGGTCGTTCCTCCTCCAAGAAGGGAGAGAACACGAATTAGCCGACTTTATTGGACCAATCAAGGTGACTGTCGAGCACCTAAAGAGTTGGCTTGGAGCGGTTACTCATGGATACGTCGGGATACTAGCGATCGGGTAATGACACACCAGAAGCCACGCTCTCGAGCAAAATGACACGGGGCAGATCTTACCGCCTCTTCCAATGGCAGCTCTCCATTCCGCAGCCTTTGGCCATGCGTTCAACGTCGGCCTGGAGGCGTTCAATGATCTTGTCCTGAGCTGAGAGACGTTCCTTCATCGTCGACCAGAGAAGCCCGGCGAGCGCTGAGATAACGCCGCCGAGCACTCCGATGATTCCGAGGATCCAGGCAATGGGGAGTTCGATCATTGGCTGAGCAGATCGGCGTCGACGTAATCGGCGACCTTGTTCTGGGCGTTCGAGAGAAGCGTGACGGCTTCGGTCAGTAGGGGATCGGCACCGACCTCCTCCACGGCATCCAAGGCGGCGTGGATGGCCTTCTCCGCCGGTGTCCAGCGGAGCATGTCGTTACGGCGCGGGATGACTGGAAGTGGCGAGACGGGCAATTCAACCCCAAGGAACCGAAGCACACCGGCAGCGATGGCAGTGGCTGAGCGCTCCTGGAAAGCTGCATCGTTCAGCAAGGACTCGCCGGCGTCGGTGTCAATGAACTCCAGTTCGAACAGGATGGCGGGGCCACTGGTGCGGACCAAGACCGCGTAACCTGCCTCCTTATCAACGTCTCCGTCGGTGAGGTCGACTCGGCGAATGCTGCCGGGGTTGGCTGATCCGAACTCCTCGAACACGAGAGTCGCAGCGCGATCGCTCGTAGTTTCGCCACGTGAGGTGTAGACCTCGAAGCCCGTCCCTCCTCCGGCATTGCAGTGAATCGACACGAAGAGATCTGCAACAGCACGATTGGCGATCTCCGCCCGCTCTGTCAGCCCAAGGAACACATCCGAGTCCCGCGTGAGGATCGAGCGCACCCCCGCCTCGATCAGGATCGCGTGAACTCTTTTCGACACATTTAGGGCAATGTCCTTTTCCTTCGATCCTCCGGGCCCGAGGGCTCCAGAGTCATGGCCACCGTGGCCGGCATCGATAACTGTCGTGGGAGTTTTCATTAGGAGATTACTTCGGCCTGGATTTCATGGGGCGGCCGGTGTCCCCACCTTATGTTGGAGTGCCTTCAGTGGGTGAGGACTCGCCAGAGGATCACTTTCCCGAGTCGACAACTTCAGCGACAACATCGACCACGGTGCCGACATCGTAGAGTCCGCTCACAGGGAAGGCTGTACCGGCCTCCCGCGCCTTCTGAGCGGCGACCTCAGCTTTGAGGACATCGACGGTTGCCACCTGGAAAGGTTCGGCAGTGGGTTCGTCGAGTCGCAGGACTGCGACCGACGCGACAGGCTGCCCGGTGAGCCCCGAGATGACTCCCGTGCAGGATTGGAGGGTCAGGAATCCGACGGCAAGTAGCAGAGGAAGCAAGATTGCCGAGAGCTTGCCGAAACTGTCGTTCTTCTTCCCGTCATCGAGATAGTCCCCCACCAGCAAAATGACGTGACCGAGGGCAATGGCCGCCACAGGCAAGATGGCGATGACTCCGGCCACGTTCTCAGGCAGGATGTTGATAATGCCCTTGAGGTCGAGACCGCCGAGGGCCGAGCAAGCAGCCGCTACGGCGGCGAGGATGTGGAGCGCTTTCTTCATAGCACTTCCATGGTGGCTAAGGAGTTCATCCCGGACCACGCAAGGCAGTGGTCCCCGAATAAGTCAGTTCCACATAGCAAGCCTAACTTTATGTAGTTTTTTGACCATCAGTGAGTTTTGAATATCCCTATCGACTCCACTGTGGGGCGCGAATATGATTTGGCGCATGGAGACGTTCGGAGGCGAGCTGAAGAAGCTGAGAGAAGAGCGGGAGGTCTCGCTTGAGATATTAGCCCAAAGAGCCGGAACCTCACCTGCGCATTGTCGCGAGGTCGAGGAGGGGAGAGTTATCCCCACTCCTATGGAAGCTTTCCTCCTCTTGAGAGCGTTGGGATTCCCTCCTTCCGAAGTCTTGGAAATCCTCGGTAGTCGGAGGCACGAGGAGCCGTGAAACTCATGCCCAAACCCGATCAGGATAGTCAGGCCAGTCGGGTCGGGGTGCGCCGGAGTCGCTGCGCCAAACGATGACGGCTGCCAGATCGGGAGGGAGTTCGAGGGCAAGAGGATGGTCTTCGGCGACGCGGCCGAGCACCCACCAGCCGGGAACTTCTGTCATTTCGGGTGCCTCGTCGGTGCCGCCGGTGCGGTAGGCATGCCGCCCGATCACCGAGAGATTGAGGCCTGCGGCGAACGGGAATGTTTCAGCGGACTCTGGATCGGTGGTCCCGAGCGCTACGCCGGCCGCGGTCGCGGTTTCAACGTCCGGATATTTCATGAGGAAGTCGATCATGGCATGGAGTCGAGGAGGGCCCGCACCTCGGAGGGAGTGTAGAGCCCGGGAAGGAAAGCGAGGTTTCGGAGATGTCCGTCGAGGTTGCTGCCGATGGACATGCTTGCGGGAGTGGTGCCGGAGAAGTTGCCGATGTTGGCAGAGGATGCCGCCGCGCCGTCGCCAATGCGGCGGTGGAGATAGCTTCCTCCAGCGGTGGAGAATGAGAGAGCGACGTATTCGCGAGCCGAGACGGTCGTCGTTCCGGCGTTTGTGGGGCCTGACAAGCTGGTACCATTGCCAACGTATGCATGCGGGTAGCCTGGGCCGGTGTCGGCCGCGCGAAGGATGATTCGATCGTTCCCGCTCCCGAGTGCAATGATTTGCCGCGCTTGGCCGGTCAGGCTTCCCGGATACGCGCCCACTTCGGCGAGGATGACGCCAGCCGAGGGGTCAAACCAGTCCATGTCAGATAGACTCATGACGTCCTGTTGGCGCGTTGCTGCCGCTGCACCGGTCGGAATGTAGGAAGAAACTCCCCCCAGTTCCATCTGCCCACCAAACGCGTGGACTCCGGCTGGAGGGGTAATCGCGGGAAGTCGCGCAGCCGCAAGTCCTGTAGACAGTGCAGGAGCCATAACCCCATTTGTCCCCGCCGAAGCAACAACCCGGTGGTTGCATCTGAACCACCCATTTACCAGGGCTCTGATATTGCCTACCCCACCAAACGCGGTCAGAGTTCCGTTATTCAGGTCAAAATTGGTGTGCTGTCCCGTCCCGAATGCTGCACTGCCGCCCGTAATTTGCAGAAAGTTGGTGAGACCAGGTTTCCCAAAACAAGATAAAGAATACGTCGAATTTTGAACAACCGTGGCAATGCGGCTCACAAGAATTCCAGCCGCTGCGCCCGCTGATTCTAGAGTTTCGGCAAGGTTTGTCCCGGCAGGATCCGTAACCGTATTTGGAGTGACATCTAGAGCGCTTGGGTTCCACGCATTAGTGTTGTTCAGCTGATCGCTGTGCCATTGCAGGTTGGTGCTTTGACGCTCAAAAAGTGCGCCTAGGAAAGCTCCGGTGAGAGGGTCGTGGTCAGAGCGAAGTTCGTTGGACGCCGCAAGTCGCAGGAGGCCATCAGCGTCGAAGTAACTGGCCTGCGAGGCGCGAGAGACCGCCGGGATTTCCGGACCTCGGATCGATTGAAACCGTCCGCCTTTGGGTCCCCAAAACAGCGTCGCCCCCCGCGCCCATGACGGTAGGTTGCCACCGCCAAGTAGGCTCACCAGCATTGGAGCTTCCGTCGGCGTGAGGACGGCTGGGATTTGAGGTCGAAGAATCACTGGTTATCGGTCACCCGGATTTCGTTGGCCTCGTCACTCAGGTTGACCACCCTGATCTCAGGAACTGGAGTAACCACGATGCAGCTTCCGTCAGCCTGAGTGCGTCCGAGGAATCGCCAAGTTCCCGGAGACCGAAGACCCTGGACTTCTGCAGGTCGCTCGGACATCACTCCAACGACAGCTCCAGTCACGGTTTCGAGTTCCCCGGTGTTTCCACTGGGGGCGACATCAGCGGCAGCGTGTAGTTCAGCCATGGGAAGACGATGCCTTCAGTTTGGCTCATATTGAACTCGGCGGCGTGGTCCCCGCTCAGAAGCGCACCGTGCGGCCACCAAATGGGTTTGCTGGAATCACGCTGGATTTAGCAGACTCAGCGGTCAGAGATCCTGTCATTCTTGCTCCGCACATGATGGACATGAGGTAGGTGTCTGCCCGGTCGGGACTCTTCACGCCCCGCTCCTTCATCTTCTTCTTTGACTCGATTCGAAGGCGCCCTCGATCGTCCCATTCAAGGCGGCGAGTCGTGAGTTGCTCGAACAACTCGGCGCTGAAATCCCCTCGAGGCCCGAGGTGGATCTTCCCTCTCTCGATCAGTCGGCACCCTTCAATCCAAACCTGCGAAATGAGGTTCGTGTACTTCTCGTCGTCAATCGCCGGAAAGCCGCCCCGAAACTCCTGAGGCTTGAAACCTTCCTCGGCCATGTCCTTCACGATCGGAATACCCATGCCATCTGCATCCGCCCAGACCTGCCAGGGTTTGAGGCCATGAACTTTCGTGTAGAGATTCACATGCTTTCGACGCGACTGGACCGTGTCGCTATCTCGCCACGCTTCGACGAGCCGCGGAAAGTTCCCTCTTCTGATCGAGATCGTGTCCTCATCACCTCCAGCCGCGAAGTCCGAGGCCCCGACAATCTCCCCTGCTTCGTCTTTCTCCGGTTGCCTCACAAACGCCAACGTCAGAGCTTCCGGGGTGATGACGACCCGGGTGTCTAGCGAGGTAAACTCAGCTAGGTGCATCGACCTGAACAATGGAGAATCTTCCCCAAGCTCCTCCCGGTCGAAGGCGATCTTTGCAGGGTCGATGTGAGGGCACTCAGAGGACGGAATCCGCCTCGTCCAGTAGAGTCCTGCGTTTCGATTGAACGCCTGGAAGAATTTCCCCTCAGGCTTCCCAGGTGAACTGGTCCAGAGTTGGAACTTCCGAGTGCATCGCTGGAAGGCACCAAAGATCTCATCCGGGACTCCCTTTGCCTCGTCGACGATGATGAAAACCGGATCATCAGAAAGACCCGACAGCGGATCTCGAGGCAGCTTAGGGTGCCATCCTTCAGCTCGGTTGGGATCGTTGGTGGAGAATCCGATCACGCCACCAATTCCGCTCTGCCTTCCCGTGGGTGTGGTGACTGTGCACTCAGAACCTCGCCGGACACGCCAGCCAGGATTCAACCGTTTCAGACCGGCGAGCGAAGGCCATAGCTGATTCTTGAGCTGATTCCATGACCCTGAAGTCATGATCACCCACCCTTGCGGGAATTTCCTCAGAAACCACGAGATTGCCGGCGCGATAACGTCGTTGGTCTTTCCCGATCCATTTGCAGCAGCGAGCGCGACAGGTGGCCCTCCGAATTCCTGAAGGCCAATCGCCTCAAGGGCTGCGATTTGCCAATCGTAAGGGTTGCGTCCCAGCTCAAGAATCGCGTGCTCTGCGGGCGTAAGACAGTATCTCATGCTCCGTCACCCTCGCGCTTTGCCGACTGCGTCTCCCGGATCTGTCGCACTCTCTCAACTGCCTCTAACTGCTCCGGTGAGAGCCCCACCGCAGAATTGAGTGGCGCCCCATCCGGACCACTGTGCTCGATCCCCTGCGCGAACATCTTCAGGTGCCTTCCAAGGAGTTCCAGTTGCTGAGTCTTGCCCGCAAGCTTGAGCGTAAAGTTTCCATTCCGGTCCCATGACCAGCCAATAATTGCCCGCCGAACCTCTTCCGGAAGCTTGGCGATATCAGCCGGACAGTTGATGCTGGCCTTTCCAAGATCGCCAGGATCGTAGAACGCCATCACCTTCAGTTCCTGAAGCACTCGATCTGCAGTCAGCTCGACCCGCTTCGACCGCTCGACCATGAGCCTCTGAACCTCAGTCTGGATATGAGGTTTTGTGAGGTTTTCGAAACCGATCTCCTTCGCCGTCGCTTCACTGTATCCAGCCCGGATGGCAGCCTGAGTTGCGTTCAGGTCGACGAGATACTCTTCACAGAACATCTGCTGCTTAGGCGTCAACGATGGTTCCGAGATGCGGCATTCACGAGTTACACGCTTCTTCGCAGCCTTCTTGGCTGGGGCGTTCTTCTTCGGCTGGCGCTTTGTCGGGCGAGTCACGTTGGAAGTACGCGACGCAACGGAAAACAGGTCAACCGGGAGCCGTGGTCCCCTTCCTACACCAAAACGCGAGAGGGCATTATAAATTCAAGCTCCTATTTTAGCTGCCGTCCCTGATCAGAGAATTAAAATGGCGAGCGTGGACTACTTTTCGATCCTTCGCTCAAGCATTTCCGTGATCGCCGCGACACTGGCGTTAACGGGAATTTGTTACGGCACTAGATGCCCGGAGACAGGCAGATTCACGAAAGCCGGGCGTATCATGGTTGTACTGATCGGGATTTCATGCATCCTAACCATTGCGCTAGAATTCCTCGCAAGCCATAGCAGTCGAACGGAGCGGGAACGAGATCTTGCAGCATTTTCGGCTATTGAGCGGAAAACATTCTCTGAGACCGTAAGGTACGGTCGCTTTCAGGACAGCACCATAAAGGGTTGGCCCGAGGGAACCGCCTCATATGCTCTCAATTGGTTAACCTTGCCAATCGACGAATTAAACCTTCAATCAAAAACAGAAACTTCCCGCGAAAGATGCGCTCGCGTCTATAATGGAAGAACTTCAATGATGGCAAATGAGAACGGAGATGAAGTTTTCGCCTATTATGGCCAGCGTGTTCGGCTCCGGTTCAGCCCTAGAAATTCTCCTATATCCCAACAAGACTGGCTCGCAGCCAGAATCAAATACAAAGAGCTGGCTGATATTCAACTCAAAAGCAAAACCACCTACGCGATATCATGGGAACCAAGGGATGACAAATCCTATTTCGAGTTCCTCGAATGGTACCATGATTTCTGGTGCAATCCACCTTCTCTTCCGACTACCGTGATGATTGGAACTTGGGAGCACACCTTTGACTATAAAGAGTCTCAGACAGATTTAGTCCTCGCCTCCCCCATTGGGGGGACACCTATCCCTCGAAATGTAAAAATGCCAGTTCTGGTGAGAACTTATAACCATCCATTCACGTTTGATATTTCGGTTGAGATCGTTGATGCCGTCCCCCAAGGCGACACCATTCACTACTCAGATTATGTTCGCACCGATGCCGCTCTTGGCACAGTCGCTCACATGCATCGCTACTGGACTGTGGTAGATGAAATTGCCGAAGAGAATTGGCCTGAATAGCTCAAGCGGAATTCATAGTGCCGAATTAAGATCCGAATAAAACGAGGTGTTCTCAATTTTCTACCCATTTGAGATTCGCTCTGCCTTTTCCAACGCCGCGATGATTAAGTCGCGGCGCTCAAGTGCCTCCCGTAGATCTCTCGTCCCCAGCCCCTGTGTGATGCGTACTCCGACGAGCTTTGGCCCTCGATCGATCGTTGCCCTCATTTGGTAGAGGCCGCTCGGCTTCCTCTTGATGTGATGCACTTCCTCCAGGCGAATCCGCATGTAGTCGCTGCTTTCGAGGGAGTGGATGGCAGCAAGAACAGTTGCTTTGGCAGGACTCCTGCGACCAGAAAACCACTTCCTAAAAGTGCTCTCCTCGAAACCGCAGATTTCCGCGGCTCTACTGATTGCAACACCAGTCAATTTAATGATTTCCGAGAGACACAAAACTGGATCTCCCGAAGTCCTTAACCGGGACTCTGTCCCGGTTTTCCTCGCGCCTGAAATATTTTTTCGGTCACTCATTTATCGAACGGGGACGATCAGGGTGTTGTTGATTAGGCGAGAGAGGATTGGCGCGAACCGGTTGCGCTTCGAGGCCACGCCATCTGGGTCGAGTGCCGCCGTCAGCACCTCGGGCGACGAGAAATCTTCGTCGATGTCGTCCGGCTGAGGGTTGAGGCTCCAATGGGTCACCAGTCCCTCCCCGTGGCGATGTTCGAGGATTTCGAATAGCGCTGTTTCAAGTGGCGCCGTCCATGCTGACTTTCCCAGGTCATCGAGGAAGAGAACACGACAGCGCTGCCACACCCGGAGCTGCTTGCGAGCCTCTTCGCCGAGCCTCCTGTCGGTCCGATCCCGCCACGCCTGCTCAAGCTTGAAGGTGTTCATCCACCCGATGGTGCGGTGACGGTGAATCATCTTCTTCGCCACGAGGGCCAGGATCCGCGTTTTGCTTCGGCCTGGAGGCCCGACGAGCCCGATGGAACGCGATTCCCATGCTTCGTCACGGATTCGCATCCAGACCCGGCGGTTGAAGTCGGCATGTTCGATGTCGGTGGCCCGATAATCCGCAGGCACGATGGCCTCCCACTTCGCTTTCATGTCCGCGATCTCCTGCTTTCGGTCTTCCTCAGCCTGTTGCTCCTTTTCCCGGGCTTCGCAGGCATCGCAGAGGTGCCGGCAGTGAGCGAGCATGTCCTTTCCGAACATGAGCACAGGCTCGTAGGGCGACGGCGAGCCGCAGGAATCACAGGCCCGGACCTCGATCGTCGAACGCTCGTCGTCGGTTTCAATGGTGGTTGTGGGATCAGTCATCGAGGTTGAGAAGTTGAGGTTTGCGACCACCGACATCGATGGTCGCGGGTTTGTTCAGGCCGACCTTGGCAGCTCGACGCGACTCCCAGCTTTCCGGGGCTCGACGCCATTGGTCGTCCCGGAAGAACTTTTCGGCGCTTGGTGCCCAGGCGATCCGTTCGTTCTCGGGCCAACGCCTGACTGCCGCGGTCGCGGCTTTGGTGGCTTCAAGAATCTCGTCGAAGGTGTGGTTGCCGTCGTGCCGCTTGATGCACTTCCTTGCGGCCTCAAGGGCTGGCATGGTCAGATCAGGTCGTGGACAGGCGGATACCAGCGACTCCGCCTCGCGGGCGCGAGCTGCGGCAGCAGCTTCCCTTCCTTTCCTTTCCTCATTCCCTTCCCTTCCCCTTCCTTTCCTTTCCGTTTCAGCGATTTCGAAGCGTTGGGATTCCGTTGGGTTTTCCGATTCGAAACCGGGTGGTTTATTTTCGGTTACCTCCGGGGTATCGGGTTGGGTTTTCTTTTTCGGCCTTCCCCCTTTTCGGCCATTGGCACGATTGGTTTTCACCTCGGTTTCCTTTTCGACCGGGTAGAACAGAACCACGAGGCTTTCCCCGTCCCATTCCCAAAGCTCCGAATCGGTTTCGATCTCGCGTCTGGTCACACGGACCAGCTGCTGCCACTTACGGTCTTTCCAGTCTTTGCACGACTCGATGCGGCCGCCGTTCTCCTGTCCGATGCAGAAGCGCTGGAGCTTGAGCCAAGTAGCCTGATTCACCGGTTCCTCGCCCACGAACTCAGGCGAGTCGAGAACGCTGCTGTGTAAATTGAGCCATTCCATAGAGTCAGAAAAGAGTGCCCTGGGTTCCAGAACTAGAGAGTCGGGCCGATTCAGTTGGGGCGAAATCTGCTGCTGCACGAATTGTCTCAAGTGGAGAGGTCAGCTTGTGCGTAGCTCGATCCTTCTCCTGAAAATGAAGTGCCGTGAATTGGAGCACCTTCCACCCAAGCCGCTGGGCTTCGTTGAGCTTCTCACAGTCACCGGACATACCCGTGATGGATGCGTGCCGTCCGATGTGCCCGCCGCCGGTCTGGCCGTGCCCGTTATATTCGACCGCGAGCATCTTGTTTGGCACTGCGAAGTCGAACCGCCAACGCCTCGTCGCGTGAAACCGGTGCTCCGTTGAGACCGAGTCGCCGAAGATACTCCGGAGAATCTGCAGGAGCTGAAGCTTATTGCGGTCTCCAGATTTCATGCGGACCTCCTCTCAACTCCAAGGCACTCAGCCGGGATTCCTGCCCGTCGTATTGCTTCATCCAGGCACGCTTGCGAGCGGTGACGTTGTCCCGGGCTTGCAGTGCTGACGTCAATCGAGCAGGACCTCCCCGCTTTGAAGTCTTCGCGAATCCAGTCAAGGAATCGCACCGTCAGCGCCTCGTCCTGACGCTCAATGATCGCGGCATTCTCAAAAACCTCAGCCTCGAAAATGTGGAAAGGTGCGATCGCTCGACGCGACTGAGCCGCCTGCTGCTTTGCCCTTTGGTGGAGATCGAGCCAATATCGCCGACGGTAGGCAGGCTGAGCCACCCACCATCGCATGTCTGAATCATTGGGCGTTGTTCCCTGCATCCATGAGAGGCAAAGGCGCTCAGGCGTCCAAAATTCACGCTGCCGACGCGCATTCTCCGACCACTGGAAGCGCAGGCGCGTCTCGAAGTCATTGCCTTCGAGATCGAGATTGAGTTGATCGCTCATGCAGCGGCCTCCTTCCCTTCCTCTGCGTCCACGAGGTGCGAAACGTCCTCACGTTGCCCAACAACTGCGGCCACCAGAGCTCGAGCGAGCCGACGAGGAACCGCATTCCCAATCTGCTTCACCTGATCAGTCTTCGTGCCGGTGAATTGGTAGTGGGATGGGAATCCTTGCGCCGCCGCCAATTCGTGCGGTTGAAGCATTCGAAAACGGATGTCGAGCAAGTAGCGGTTGCCATCAATGTCGATCACCGGACGGACCAGGCCGAACCTGTCCTTGCAGGTGACGGTTGGTGCTGGCTGGTCGATGTCATGTGGTTGACCGTTCCCGTAGAACGAAACAAGGAACGGCTCCACGAGAGCAATTGCTCCTGATGTCGCCACGGTCGGAGCTGGTTCACTGATCGGACGCAGCCTTCCGTCGCTCTGCTGTGGGAGGAGATGAGGTTCAATTAGCGCGAGATCTCCACGCTCGCCGCAGATGGTCGGGGTGGGATCATTGAGCGACTTGACGCGACTCGCCTCCCCGGCACGGCTCATGCCGTTCGCGGTCTTGATCAGGAATGGCTCAACAAGTCCCAAGTGGGCACCCCCTGCCGTGACGGTGGGAGCTGGATTACTGAGACTCCGGGCCGTGCTGTTGATCTGCCCAGCGGCCGTGCCGCGCAGCTCGACAAGGAAGGGCTCAGCCACTCCGTGTCTCGCTTTTGTGACCACAGTCGAGATCGGTTCTTCAATCGAACTGATGCCTCCTCCCGGTCCCCCGCTTTGGTTGTCCCAAGCGACGATGAACGGCTCCGCCAAATGAAGGTGCCCCTGAGCAGTGACAGTTGGCAGAGGTTCGCCGAGCCCGTGGACACGCGGCGCCTGCGTTGGTCTCTCGCCATTGCCCGGCGTGATGAACGGTCCCAGCCCGAACTTCTTCAGCCCCGCCATGATCCGAGCCATGGTCTTGTCGCTCAGTGGACGCTTCCGCTCGTAGATCGAACCGGCCGGCAGCGACCAGTCGATGATCTCCCGCGCTGGAGTCCAGCGGCGTGTTGCAAACAGGTCATCACCCTTCGAGTGTGTCTTCTCTGGCCACACGATTTTCCTCCGGCCGCGCACCGCTTGAACAAAAAGCCGCGTCCGAGTTGTTGGATCGCCGTAGTCGGCGGCACACAAGAGCCGAAAATCGGTCTTGTATCCCAGAGATCTGAGAGCGGCCAGCCAAGCCTGAAACGTCTCCCCCTTTTTGGAGGCGAGCGGACGCCCTTTGCTGCCGATTGGCCCCCAGGTCTGGAACTCGGGAACATTCTCAATCAAAATCACCGGAGGCCTGAGGGCCTCAGCCCACCGGACTACGCACCACGCGGTGGCGCGGCTTTGGTCATTGATCGGCTTTCCGCCCCTCGCGATGGAGTGGTGAGTGCATTCCGGGCTCGCCCACAGCAGATCCAGCTCGCCCTCGCCAAAGAGTTCGCGAGGATTCACTGCGTCGATGCCCGTGCAGAGATGCCGCGCATCGGGATGATTCGCCGTATGCGTTTCGATCGCTCGCGGCCAGTGATTGATCGCCGTCAAGGAGGGGCGCTTCCCCATAGCCTCGATGGCTTCCATCGCGCCGGCAGATGTCCCGCCAGCCCCACAGAAGAGGTCTGCAATGTGAAAGCTCACGCCGCCACCTCCATCCCAAGTGAACGACAGATCGAAGGCATACATTCCAGCACCGGCTTATGGATATGATCGGCTTCGAACTCCTCGAGAAACTCAGGCGTCCGCTCGATCAGCTCCGCGCAGAATTGGGTCACGTGCTCACCAAGCTGCTCAGTGTAGGCATTTCGCCGCACTTCGATCACTTTGAAATCGAGTGGGTACGCCTCTGGGCAATAGAGAACAAACGCCCACGCATCGAACCCTGAGAGCCAAAGGTGGCCGTGGACCTGAGGTATGTTCTCAGTCGGAAGCTCTCCTTTTTCTAGGATCGAGAGGTGCTTATCGAGGTTGAAGCACTTAATTTCGATACCGGACACAGCTTCACCGAGATCACCGAACATGTCGTAGATCAGGCCGTCAGGCGAGCCGCCCGCCATGCAATGGTCGCTCTGGATGAAGGCAACCTCGCGGACGTTGAAACCGGTCTCCTCGCGAAACCTATCGCGAGCTTCGGGTTCAAGCGCCTGACCTCGATCTGTCCACTTGTTCCCTGTCCATTTCGGAAGGTCATACTTGGTGCTGATAGCCAATCTTCGCATGTAGGCCTCGCGCTGGCCGGAGGCCTTCCCACCGCCAGTGAGTATCTTGCCGAACTCAGACGCCGTGGGACGGACGGCGCGGAGCTGATCCCACTCCTCGTGCCCTTGGTGAATTCCTGTGATGATCTTCACTGAGCACCTCCCTCTTTCGCTGCGTGCCACGCTGCATTGACCGCTGAAGCAAACTTCGTTGCCCGTTCGACATTCGACGGATGCTTGAGGTTCGCCTTGGCAGATTTGATCGGGCCAAAGGCCATCACCACCGCGGACTCGAACACAGTCCATTCCGATGCTGCATCCATGTCGGCATCCGAGGCCTCCTGAGGTTTCGGTTTCCGTGCGAAAGGTGAATCGTCGAGTGACGGGGCGATCACCGAAGCGCCCTCCATCTTGGGTGCCTGCGCCTGCTTCACAGTCTCTGCTTTCGCCGCCTCAGCTTCGGCGCGAGCCTTCGCGGCTTCTTCTTGTGCCTTGCGCTTCTCGTCCTCGGCACGCTTCACATCGAGGCGGCGGCGTAGTTCGGCCTCCACCTGGTCGGGCGTCTTCGTTTCGAGCGACTGACGATCCATAATCAGCTCGCGACCGTGGACGCCCTCGAACTCGTCGAGGATCGCTTTCGCTTTCGAGATCCTGCCATTGATGATGGCCACCGTCGTCTTGAGGTCCTTGATGATGGACTTGAGCACTCTCTTGCCTTTGATCACAGCTTCCAGCTCACCGCCGAAAGTGCGCTCACGCTGGCTGACCGGTGCGTCCCATTCGATCCGCTCAATTGCGTCAGCGATGTGCTTATCTCGCACCTCCTGCTTCTTCGCCTTCACCAGCTTGTCGAGATCGAGCCTCGCACGTCTCACTTCTTCTCCGGCCTCCTTCAACGAAGCCTTCAGTTTGGCAACATCGCCTTGGTCCATCTCTTCGATGGCCTTCGAGATGGATTCTTCCGCCACCTTCAGAGCTTTGATATTGGAATCGGCTTGGCCAAATTCCTCGTCTGTCTTCGGGTCTCGATTGATCCTCCCGAGAGCGGCACGGACCATCTCCCGGAACTCGACGATGTTCGAGGCGAGCACCTCTCCCTTCGTCTCCACCTCAAGCGGGATCAGCTTGAACTCTTCCTCGGTTCGGGGCGTTGCAGCAATAACCTTCACAGCAAATCCCCTTCCGCGTTTGAGTTCTCGAGGAGCTGGTAGTCTTCCAGTGTAAACTGCCCCTTCGTGCTTGAGGTGATCGTAAGGCGCACAGCTGTGCCTTGATCTAGTCGGCTCAAATCCTCACCCAGGGAGGAGGAGAAGGTCGATAGATCGATGGATTTGCCCCCGATGTTGAAGTTTGCGACCCAAAAGGGGTTCCCGGATTCGGTCTGTTTCTCACTCAGGCTTCGGAATCTCCCATCTCGATGAATGCGATCCTTTTTTTGCCGACCTGAGGCAGGCGTGATCGATGGGTTGGGATGGATCTGAGCAGGGTTCTCAGCTTTCGCCTCAGCCACTTGTCTTCCACCTTCAACGCCTCCCTCAGCTTCGTTTGGCACGATCTCGGCTTGCGGATCGATCGCTTGCTTGCGGGTAATCGCGCGCCGCGGAGTGACGTCTCGCATAGGTTCCGGCTCGAATTCGTCAGGAGAATAGACCCCGAGCATCACAGCTGGAGCATGGCGCCGTGCCCATTCACGGGCTCCACGGTAGGCGAGCTGACGTTCCCAATTGTCGGGGTTCGCCCAAGGGGATCCATTGCCGGTGGTTTCCCATTGCGCCACGGTGCCCTCAATAGTCCGAGGGTTGTCTTCATCGGGGAAATGACCTGAGACGACGACTTTCTTCTGCTTACCGCTTCCGGAGTATTCGTAGTCGAGCCGAATCCCTAGCTTCGCATCAATGACCGATGCGACCAGCTTACCTTCCCACATGAGGCGCCCGTGGACGACACTTGCGCAATCGAGAACAGCAAAGGGTGAAAGTTGCCAACGGGACGCTTGCTCGACGACACGCAAGCAATTGGCTGCGATCTTCTCGGGCGAATAGGGTCCGGATTTGTCCTCACAGAGCGTCTTCGGCACCAAGGAGCTTGCTGCGAGAGCATGTGCAACCTGATAGAGGCGTTCAAAGGCTCCACTGTCGAAGATGCTGAGCCCAGTAGAAGGGAACTCAGAAGAAGGCTGATAGGGAGCCAAATCGGCGGGTGATTTTGATAAAGTCTGCATTGGATCTTGGAAATTCAGGATTCAACGCCCGGTAGTTCGGGCTGGTTTGGGTCCGGCAATGGTGCCGATAGTTTGGTCTGATACTTCGCGGTGAAGCTGATGGAGGTCTCGATACGAGCGGCTTCGATATCGACGGCAGCTGACATTGCCACTTTGAGCGGCGGGAAGTCCTTCGCGTTCTCCTGTGCCTCCTCAATGTTCTCGTGCCATGCCTTGAGGATATCGTCTGAGCGCTCGTGTAGGGCTTCGCGCACCTGGTCCGCGATCGTGTCGAGGAACGCCTCCATGCGTTCGTTATTTAAGTTGATCGAGCTCACTGGATACGTGCTGAGGTTGCCTCTCGGGGATCTCGCACCCCGTGAGCGTGAAACAGATTTTCAGTTTCCCGGCGGGCCAGCTCGACGGCGCGGGCTACCCTTCCGGCCGACCAGAGTGCATGCAGACACCATCCGAAGAAGAAGGAGACGGCGAAGAGGATTACCCCGCAGAAAAACAGGGCAGCGCTGGACGGAATCATGAAGCCTCCTTTCCTGCGAACCTCGCAACAGCTTGCTCAAGCTCACCCAGACTATCACCTTCAATGATAGGATAACGGGGCGGAATGTTACAGGTGGTGAAGAACGTTCCTCCTGTGAGTCCTACTGGACACAGTCGCAGATCAGGGAACTCATCACGGAGGCGAGCGGTAATTTCCCTCATCTCACGGGTTGCGTCCACCTGCCACGCTGGCAGATCTTGACGTTGGTCTTGTTCGGTGCTCATTTGCGTTTGTTCTGTTTGTTATTCAGTTCACTTGCCCTCGACCGGTTGCAGCTGGTCGGGGGCTTTTCGATTGGGCTCCCAGCCCATGAACGGATCGATTTAACCCCCACCCGGGAGGGGCATTGTTTTCCATGGTCGCCACCCATGCGTTCATTGAGCTGGGAGAAATGGTTGAGGTGGGAGGTGCCGCTCACGCCTTCCCTCCTTTCAAGAAGTCCTCGAAGTCCCGCCTAATGTCATCTTCCGTCACCTCCCCGCCTGCCCGGTCCGCCATCCAGCGGAAGAAGGCCGCAGGCACCACCCGCGGAGTATGCTTACGATCCCCGGGGATCCGGGCCACCGGCAGACCGCAATCGAGCAATTGTTGAGAGTCTTTCGGGCGCTTGCCGATGAAACGGCAGATGGTCGCCATGGGTTGGAGCTTCATCACGCGGTCTTCGGGTAGCGTTCGGTCGGGAGGTTTCGCAGCCCGTTGAAGTCGCCACGGTCTTGAGCGGCGAAGTGGCGCTCAAGATAGGCCGGGAGGCTCGCCGGCATCGGCGGCGCGGGCTCGTCTTTGCGGATTCGCAGGGAACCGCGCAGCACGGCGGCGACTTTCGATAGGGTCGGTTTCATCGGATCAGGCCGACTTCTCGCTTTTCGAGGTGAGGGATTGAGCAGCTTGAATCGTCCACTCTCGGACGATCTCGATAGCGCGGACGCCACGGCGGATGGCCTCTTGGCGGACTGCGCGGACGACCTCTTCAGGGAGGCCCTCGGCCCACTCTGGGGCAGGCGGATTCGCAATTGGTGATCGCATGACCCGAAAAGACTTCCTTTTGAGAACTCTCGCAACCCCAAAATTCACTTTGAATGAATTTCTTTTGCATTTCGTTCTCAATTTGCGACTATCGAGACATGGAATCCATTACTCCTCAGGAGATCCAACGTTGGCTGGATGACAATCGCCGGGATAGGGATTGGCTCGCTGAGCAGACGGGCGCAGCTAAGGGCACGATTGCGAACTGGCTTGCCGCGAATAAACGCAAGCCCATCCCCGAGCCGACTTTGCGGCTCATTGAGAGGCTGATGTGCGACGATCTCCTTGGAGAGCCTCAGTTCTCTTTCGGTGAGGCGAAGATAATTCGCCAAGCAATGGACCAGGAGGGCTACAAGAGCCTTCGCGACTTCATGCGCGACGCTGTGATTGCGAATGCCCGACAACTCGTCTCAAGCTCGGAATCCGCCGGAGACTGCGACTCCATCTTAGCCTTCCCCGAGATCACCCTCCTCCACGCAGCAGCTGGCTCACCAGTCCACACCGATGGTGACACCTGGACTCCGAACCGCCAAGTCGGCCCAGGACGCTTCGCTTGCCAACTGCATGGTGACTCTATGGCGCCGAACTATCCCGACGGCTCAGTCGTGATCCTGCGCGAACGGAACACCCTCACCAACCCCACCCTCAAAAAGGGCCAAATTTACCTGTTCGACTGCGGGGGCGAGAAGGCGCTGAAGGTCTATCAGACCCGCGTGGCTACGCAGGAAGAGATCGAAGCTGGTCTCTCGTACGTTTCGCCGCGAGACGGAAAGACCAAGGTGCCAGTTCTCAAATCCCTGAATCGATCCCATCCCGATATCGTCGTCAAAGAACCAATCGAGTGGCTGGGTTGGCTGGACAAAGCGGACAACAAGTGATGCCTTGCCTCCCTGGGAAATCGACCGTTAGATTTCCGTGTGTCAGATAAGCATTCTCATCCAGCTGTTGCTGCACTTAGTCTTTTCGGCCTCATCGCTCTATTCTTCGCCGGAGGATGCCTCTTGCTTTATGGAGCCACAGAAGGCAAAAATTCCGCCCTATTATGGATCTCAATTTGGGCGCTCCCATCTGCGATTTCATGTTGGGTGCTATCTGTTGCCCTTTCCGCACTCCTTCGAATTGCTGATTCAGCGGAGTTGATAGCAGAGCGGGATTACAGCCATTTGGTGGAACTGATGACGGTTGAAACCAAGATCAGGCTCGACCAACGACAAACCGAGATGCAGTCCGATACTCCGGCCATTTCTGAGAATCCGCAGCTTGAGGCGGCACCAGCCACCCAGGCAGAGCTCAATGTTCCGAACTTCATGACCACGGTACCATTCGGCGAGACTACTGTGGCGCCTGAAAGAAACGAGGTGTCCGAGCACGCGATGACAGAATTTCACCGCTACTGTGCTGAGGTGGACGCCAAGGTGTTCGATCAAAAAGAACGCCAACGGATGAAGTTAGAAGCAGCGGACCAACTACTGGGTGATGGCCCAGTTTGAATCTTTCTCCTATACACCGTAATTACTGCCCCGTCCATGCCCCGCGATCCGAGGTAGTGGTACAGTGTAAATCCGGGTTTTTTCAGGCCGCTTGAATCGGGACGCGATCCGTGGGAGCGTAGGCCATGCCTGACCGCTCACGAAAACGACCACGCGACCCCAATCAGCTCGCGAAGTTTATCGTGGATCAATCCACAGGGGACACTCAGGAAGAAACTCCGCCTGACGACAGCGGGAAGGACAAAGCCGCTATTGAGCTTGGAAGGAAGGGCGGACTAAAGGGTGGCAAAGCAAGGGCGCGGGCGCTGACAAAAGAGCAACGCTCCGAGATCGCCCGTATTGCAGCGTTGGCGCGGTGGAAAAAGAAGGACTAAGCAACGTCTTCTTGAGCGTCGCCACCGTTCAATCTCCACTGCACGTCTTCAGTAAAGTCATTTTCCATCTCGATTGGATCTTCAGCGGGATTCACTCGATTCCAGTGATCCAAGTCGAGCGTAAGCTGTACAAGGTCGCCCACTACTTGCTCACGACGATTGATCGCCGATTTGAGCATCGGTCCACGAGGTGCTTCATCGATATCAATCCACAGCACAAGGTTGCCGTTTGAATCAGCCTTGTAGGCGTGATTTACCCGATAGGGTTGACCTGTGACATTGTCCACGCGCGTCTCTTCCCTTGCCGCCTTAGAGAACTCTCTGGCTAGCAAGTCGAGCGCGGTGGCCGGTTTTGGAAGCTTCCATCCCATTTTGGCAGCCATGTCGGCAACCTTGTGCATGTCCACTTCCTTCTCATTCGTCTTGTTTTTGTAGTGACGAATGAATGCCTGCATTTTCTGGTGTTTAGTCTCCATAGCTGGATTGTTGGTGATCAGTTTTCGACTGGGTGAATTTCGCCCCAACCGTCGATGTAAGCCGAGGGAGCAACTTTCTCACGGACATTCGTGAGATACTTTCGGAATATCTCATACCGTCCGGTTTTATGTTGGAGTTGTCCCACTACAATTCCGGGATGAATTTCTAAGCTTCGGGAGAACCCCAGAAGATCTCTCTCCGAAAAGAGAGGGGCCTTACGCTTAATAAAGCTCTGCATGTTTTTCTCCGGAACGCAGAAGTTAGAAGCGGCTTCGTTGGCAACGCGCTCCTCTTCGGGAATGTCTGCACCGCTACCTGCATTCTCGCCCTCAAGCTCGGCATCGAGCATCATTTGTTCGCGGCCATGGCCTTGAATAACGTGCTCAAGCTCATGCCGAAGCACGAACCAGAAGTTATCAAGCCGGTCGAATCGAAGAGTCATCCCGATTACTGGCGATCTTTCGTTTAACCAAAAGCATACACCATCGATCTTCGCGCCGGGGAGGGATTCGACGATAACGAAACGGATTCCTGATTCCATCAGAATGCGAGGAACCTTGCGCACGGCATCCGCCGAAACCCTCAGAGCTCGCAGCTTTGTCACCGCAGATTGTCCCTTTTTTAACGTGTAGGGGGGAACAATCATTTCGGCCGCGATCTGCCTGACACGATATAGCCAAGCCAATTGAGCCGGCGTCGCCGGGGTGTTCACATTCGTTTTCTTGGCCGCATGCGGAAGGATCTCGATCTCCTCGGCAGACTCACAGCCGAAGAACTTGGTTAAGGCCGATTCAACCTTCGGGACATCGCGCATGTTTTCAGCGTCAAGCCATCCACGCTTGATCATATCTGCGATGGGAAGGCTGCCGAACAACTTTGCCCTCGTCGCCCGTCCAGGGTCGGGTCGCTCGATTAACTCGGCCTGCTTAAGCGAGTAATCAGCTTGGATCGCCATGAGCTTTGCTGGCTCGATGCCCAGTACGTCGCCGATTGCGATCGCGTTGGAGGCGTCCAAAGGGCGCTTCCCGGAAATAATTTTGTTGATGCCGCCCTCATCCATTCCAAGGACGATGGCCAGCACCCGCTGAGTCCAGCCAAGCTCCTCAAGCCGATCTTTGATCAGCTGGCCTGGCGTTCGGTATTCTGAGGTATTGAAAAGGTCTGGCATGGGTGTGCCGGAAGCCTTAGGAAATCCAAGCATCGTGGTCAATCGGGAAATTGTCCGTTTTCGCAAACTGTAACATAATGCTTGACCGAGGAGGTGGTGATGCCACCATCCGCCCATGAACAAGCTGAGCACCGAGAAACGCAGGATGGTCGTTTCTATGCTGGTTGAGGGAAACTCCCTCCGCTCGATCACCCGGATGACTGGCGTCCATCGCACTACGGTCATGAAGCTCCTTTCGGACCTCGGTGCGGCCTGCTCCAACTATCAGGCCAAGGTTTTCCGCAACCTCCCCTGCAAGCGCATCCACTGCGATGAAATCTGGTCGTTCGTCGGAGCTAAGGGAAAGAACGCCAGCGCCGAAAAAAAGGCGGAGGGATGGGGCGATGCTTGGACTTGGGTTGCCCTTTGCGCCGACACGAAGCTGGTTCCCTGCTGGCATGTCGGAGGGCGTGACGCGGGCTTCGCTTGGGACTTCATGCAAGACCTTGCTGCCCGCCTCGCCAATCGCGTCCAACTTACAACGGACGGCCACAGGGCATACCTGGATGCTGTGGAAGAAGCATTCGGAACGGAAATCAATTACGCCATGCTTGTGAAACAGTATGGGGCGACCAGCGACAAATCCCCGGAGCGCAAATACAGCCCTGCTGAATGCACCGGAGCCAAGAAGGTGGACATCACTGGCAAGCCCGACAAGAAGCACGTTTCCACTTCTTACGTCGAACGTCAGAACCTCACCATGCGGATGGGGATGCGGCGTTTCACCCGCCTGACGAATAGTTTCAGCAAGAAGCTTGAGAACCACGAACACGCCATCGCGCTCCACTACATGCATTACAATTTCTGCCGTATCCATCAGACGCTCCGCGTCACCCCTGCGATGGAGGCTGGAGTGAGCAATCACGTCTGGTCACTCGAAGAGGTCGTTGCCCTTCTCGATTGAAACTGTACCACTACCCGATCCGAAGGACGGACCCAAGGAGAAACCATGATCCTCACCATCGCTTTCATCTTCCCGTAAACACGTAGCACTCATAGCCCGATCTTGAACCACGCTTCCCCCACTTCCACCGGAACCGGACGCCGGTAGTTGCGACGGATTATCGCCTCGGAGTTCCCAGCTTCCTCTGCCACCTTTCCGATCGAATGGGTCTGAGCCAATCGGTAGCTGCAGAATGAGTGACGGCAGACGTCATTCGGCCACCGATCTAGGATTCCAGCCTCCCTCACCAGCCCCGACAGCCGCGTATCGGCGTTGAGCGGCGCCGCGAACACCCTCAGCCTCTCCTCATCGCGCTTTTTCCGACTTGGATCACGTGAGGGCGGTATCAACACGTCGGCCTCAGACGGCAGCGTTCCCAGAATCGCCGCCAAATTTGGCCGCATCGGCACGAACCGCTCAGCTCCCAGCTTGCCGGCGACAGCGGCTCGAACGTGAACGTAGCCCGGATGGGAGGTGAGATCGTCGAGCCGGATCGCCTGCGCTTCCGACGGTCGCAGCCCTCCCCAGCATTGCAGCGCGAAATATCGTATCAAATCCGGCGATTGTTCTCGAAGCAGGCTCAAGATCCGCTCTCCGTCCGGAACCGGCCAGATGGACGGCGACTTTCGTTCCTCCCGACGCTTCGGCACGATCTCCGCCGCCGTCCGCTGGTTCGGATCGATCCATCCCAGCTCCCTTGCGCGACCGAGCGCCGTGCTCCATTTCGCACGACGGTTGTTGTAAGTCCTGGGCGACGGCGTGCCCCGCGAGCACCATTCTGCAATCAGATCCGGCGAGATCGCTCCAAGGCCAAGATCGGCCAAAGAATCCGCAAATGGCTTCAGCTCCACTTTGAGTGACTTCCACGTCTGCGCCCTTCGGTGTTCCCGATACTCATCCTCCAAGCGGCGGAACAGCTCTCCCAACGTCCACTGCGAGCGTTTCGATTTCGCATAGGCCTCTGCCGCAGCGGTCAGTTCTGCCAAGCCTCCTGCCAGCCTCAGCGCATCACCGCAGGCATCGAGCACCGCGAACGGAGAACGATCGCCGGCAATTGCCTTCAGCTTCGCAAGCACCTCGGCATCCTGGCCTGTCACCCACTGCTTCCCCGTGGCACCGTCGAGCCGCTTGGCTTGGGCCTTGGCAGCCTCGACAGCGTCTTCATATTTAGTTTTTGTAGTCCCCCGTCCTTTCCCGGCCTCACGCCATTTTAGCGCCCACTTCCCGTCCCCTCGCTCATAGACGCGGACGATGGCGCTGCCGAATCGGATGGTTTCCAT